TTTCTTTTGAAAATTTCATGCAAAATTTTGTACGTCTATGGCGTGGTCATGTACCAGTGCAGGCCCTCCCTGTACTGCTACTAGCCTAACTTTTGATATCTTTGATTTAAGTTATCCGGTTTCCAACCCGCAATTGGTTACTGTTTCATTAATATTCAATTTTAATAATTAAATAAATAAATGCGAAAAAGTACATGAGATGTACACACAAAAATAAGTAGGCAAAAATTTTGAACATTCCAACAAAAAATATCTAAATAGTAGTTCCTACCTACCGCGCTGTCTTGAACGCGAGTATAAGTTTTGGCCGCCACCATTCAAGAATTTGTAAATCCTTGCGGCTCGTCTGTATTAGAGTGTAATACAGTAAGTTTCCAATTTTGTATTTAAAGTTGGGGCTGGTATAGCAGTCAATCTATACAAACCTTTTACCGGTATTTAGGGTTTAAAAGCCGGCGGTGACTAAAAGCCGTTAAATGAAGACTATGAAAGAGAGTAATAGTAAAAACGCCCAAGCGCAGAGTGGTTGTGAAGAAAGTACTGATGGTAAGGTACAATTACTTGCATCCCACTATAAACATAATAACGATGCTCCAAACTTTCGCAAGGAATGGCGAAATAAGGGAGCCGAGCGCAGATTCCACGCTCTAAAAGAACGGAAGAGTGACAAGCTTATAAAGCTCAAACGTGACAATAAATACCGCCATGTTGGCGAAGCTCAAGCATCCCTTAAATTTGGTCTAGATTCTAATTCGACAAAACTCATGGAGCGATTGCTAAACAGTTTAGAGAAAGTGACTGGCACTGCGGATGATAGTGCTACTGTTAGTTCGTCTCAATCCAGTACGTCAACGTTAGACCAATTTGTTAGAACCACAACACGTGCTGTTTTGGGTGAATCATTTTCCTTGTTTCATGAAGCTTATAAGGACAATGAAGTTGAGATAAAACAAGTTAGTTATAGATTGGCATGTGTGGTTACCGTCTTTGCTATTTTTGTAGGTTCCTCTTTGTCTTTTCCTCGTAAAATGGGTATCTTAGCAACTTTTGCAGCAGGTGCGTATTTTTTTGGTGATCCAGATTTGCGCCAGGCCCTGGAAGACTTTAAGTCACGATTTAGTGAAAAACAAGCTCAGAGCAGTGATGTTTCATTAGAGTGTTGGGGTCCGTTAATCACTCTTGTGGTTGCGGGTTTAATGAAGAAGTTTTCCGGTAAGAAAGAATTGAATTGGAGTTCCTTTGTCGAAGAAACTCTGATAACATGGTCGCGAACTGAAACGCCAATGAATAAAGCATTTGAGGTTATGCAAGATTTGTTCCAAAAAGCATATGACTTCTTTTTTGTTGGTATGTTGGGTTGTGCTGATTATAACTTTTATCAGAGTGCTCTACCACAAGTTGATTCATGGATTGATGAGTCTTTAAGATTGTATAAGGATTTTACACATGCTCGGGTAGCGCACGATGAACAATTGTTAAAACGTGTATATGCTTTAGACATGCGTGGGCTTGAACTTATTGGAACATTGTCCAAAGGAAGTGATCGTGGTTTACTTTCCAAAATGAAAATAGTTGCCGGGAAACTCAATCGAATCATCTCTGAACTTGAGATGGAGGGTTATTTTGTGACTGGTGAACATTCTCAGCCCTTGTTTACTGTATTGTTTGGTTCCCCAGGAGTTGGTAAGTCAATGGTGGTTAAACCCCTTTTATATATGTTTTTTGCACACATTCTAGAAGGGGAAAGTTTGCAACAATTTTTGCGTAGACCTGATTCTTTTGTCTTTGCTAGGTGTATAGAAAACGACTATTGGGAAGGTTATACAGGTCAACCTGCAGTTATTTATGACGATCTCGCTCAAACTTTGCTTTCAAATGCTGGTGCCGCTAATGAAATGATGGAAATTATTCGCGAAGCAAATGTTTTTCCTTATCATTTGCATTACGCCAATATGGCTATGAAAGTTGGCAAATATTTTATGTCGGATGTTGTTTTAGCAACAACTAATGTCTTTGATATGCGTTTCACAGCTCAGAAATATGTTTCTAACCCGGAAGCAGTTGATCGGCGTATTGACGTCTGGGTTTTAGTTACTGTTGGTGTTGAGTTTTGTACTCAAGCCACTAAAAGTGTACCCAATTTAGCCGACCGCCGATTAGATAAGACAAAACTTGAATCTGGTTTTAGGCCAGAGATCTATGAGTTTTATAGTTGCAGGCGTGATAAGGTAGGTCAACTCCACTATACACTTATTGGCGGACTACCGGAATTGGTTGCAGTCATGGTTGAAAAGTATAAATGGCACAAGCACCGTCATGCTCGCGTTGCAGATGATACTATGGATCTGGTTCGACGAATTGTTGAACAGAAGAGCAAATTCCCAGATTGTGAATCCCAGGGCGTTGCAGCATCCACTATTAGGAGACCAGTTCAATGGTTAGCACGTGGTATGAAATCCTTTGAAGAATATTTGTTGTCTATAGACGAGAGC